ACTGAAAAAGGATATAAAAATTTTCATTACTTGATGAGACAATTACTTGTGATAAATAAACCAACAGGAGATTCGCCAGAAACAAAACTTGAAAATATAATTTCGAATCAGAATGACACTTTTCAACAAATTTTGGGCGGATTTATAAATTATGATGTTTGTTTCAAGATCGGAAACCCATCAAATTTTGATAGAAGATTGTTTTATACTTTTTCTACAAGGTATATTGAAAACCCAATTATATATAGCCCATATCAACAAGGAAATTTACCACCTGAAGTAAGTTTATCACAATCCAAACAACAAAATCCCAAAACATGGGATGCTTTAGAATATTATGTTGGTAATTCATCCATACCAGAACTTGTTTATAAAAATAATGGTTCATATATAACAGATTTTTTTATTGACCTTAACGTTGCTTTTAACGAAAAGAACGTTCAGGATTTTGCCCCCCTTATAAAAATTTATGCTACTCAAAAATTAGCGAACAAAAATTTAAACTTAAAAAGTTTTTATCAACTAATGGACACCTATATTGACGATTCAAATAAATATGTTAATAACGTGTTGAACACCATGTTGCCTATGGTTAGAAAAGAATTACCAAATATTTTTATAAGTGAAGATGGGTCGTCAAATAGAGCCAATTTAGAGGCAGGATTTACAGAACAAACAAGAACAGAATTATGGAACACATTTAAAGCCTTAAACGATACATGGATAGCAGGATTTGATTTTCAAAACAAAACTTTATTTGAAGATGTCATGTTAGTTGATAGGGCAAGTAGAAATGTTGGCGATAAAGTTTTAGTTGATATTTACGGAGTTATCAAATTGTTGGAAGACGGATCAACAGAAAAAAATAATGGTAGTAGTTCGTATAAGAACACTCTTTTAGATATGGTCACAACAATCTTAATTGAAAACAATTTTCAACATTTTATGCTTCCGTCGTATGTCAATTTCTATAACGTTCAAGACGCACAAAAAAACCCAACACCACGACCTGACGGCACTATGGAATTTGGTAATATGTTGTTTGGGACTTTTTTAAATGTTGATTATAGACAGAGTTCCCCAAAATTTTTGTGTTACTATGTAAGTAAACCTAGTGAACATTTGAACTTGAACAACAATATAGACTATAGATTTAGAGATGATGCCTTTGATTTAAGAAGAGCAAGTGATAACCCATTAACAGAAAACCAAGCAAAAAAAATAGATTGGGATAAATCAAATAAAGTTGTTGGGTTTAATGTTGACCCAACAAAAGAAAACCAACAAATATTTAAATCATTTAGTGTTTCACAAGATCCAGGAAAACCAACAAGCGAATCTTTACAGATTTTGGATCAAATGGCGAATGTTGAAAAAAATAGACGATCATCAACTCAGAGCGTTTCATTATACAATTTATATAAAAACAGAAGTTATAGTTGTTCTGTAGATATGATGGGATGTGCTTTAATACAACCGATGATGTATTTTAATATTAGAAATATACCAATGTTTTCTGGACCATACATGATTACAAAAGTAAGTCATGACGTTAATGAAAATGGTTTTAGCACTGTTTTTGAAGGAATACGACAACCTTTTTATAGTCTGCCAACGGTAGATAACTTTTTACAAACGTTAAATGTTAAAATTCTTTCACAATTACAAAGCAAAATTCAAGAAAATGAATCAAAACAAAAAGAAGATTCTGCTAATATATTGTTTCAGGCACAAAATACAATAGCAAACTTACAATCCCAAGACACTTTAACTAAAAATCAAGATTGTGCAAATCAATTGAACACTAGATATAATAATTTTACAGGAGTAGATACTCCACAATCAACAACTGTTTCAGTAAAAACATTCTTAACTGAATTAAGAAATAATTTAATTGAATTAAAATATGATATGACGGCAAATACCACTTACCAAACTGCCGCATCTGTTTTTACATTTGTTTTTGTTGATTCAGGAAATAATAACGGAACAGAAATAAGTGCTTATGAAAATAATTACAGCACAATAAACCTAAAGGAAGTTTACGGAGATTCGTTTTTTGAATACATAAACAGAAAGTATTTTTGCGTTTCAAGAGGAACAGATAAAAATCTACCAATTGTCGCTTTTAGATCTTTAAAAGATTTTATAAATTTTGTTTTAATAAAAGTTGGAAATGTCCCAACATTTTTAATTCAAGATTTAAACCAATTCCCAACCGAAGAGGATGATCCTGCAAATTTGGCGAAACAATATGTATTACATTATCCTATTAATCAAAATGATGATGTTTACACAAAAATTACACAAGATGCAGATCAAATTGGAGCATTAAATACAGAATTCAAGAGGGCTTATCAAATTTTTACATCATTGTGGTCCTAAATAAAATAATACAGATATTTATAATAAAAATTAAATATGAATACTAAACTTATATTAGATAACTACTTGGGAAAAAACACAAGAGTTTCAGAAAAAGATCAAGGTGATGGCTATAAAGAAGTTTGTGACTTGGACACTGGAGATTGCTATACAATAAGAATGAAAGATGGACTAATTGAAAGAGTTGACAACACAAAAAATTCTTTTAAAAAAATTCAAGTGGAAACCAAAAATGGTATAAAAACATTATTAAACGGATAATATGAAATTAGATGAAAAAATATTAGAAGAAATTAGAAGATATAGATCGATCAATAACTATATTTTAGAACAAGACGCTCCACCAGCACCTGGTGATGTTCCACCACCTCCTGGTGATCCCGCTGCGGCTCCCGCACCTGAAGCAGGAGCGGCTCCGACACCCGCGGCAGGAGCAGCCCCAACACCACCGGCAGCCCCCGAAGGACAACCTGTTGATGTTGAAAAAGATCCTGACGTTGAAGAAGTTGGAAAAGAAGGTGAAGAAGAAACTGAAGAATTAGATATTACAGACTTAGTTGATTCACAAAAAACAATGGCAGACAAACAAGAAGAATACTTTGAAAATCTTTTTGGTCAAATTAAAAAAATGGAAGAAAAATTGTCCGAAATGGATAGTTTGGTTCAAAAAATTGATGCTTTGGATGCCAAGTATGAAAAATATAGACCAAAAACAGCACAAGAAAAACTTCAGTTAAGAAGTTTAGATTCAGGACCATTCAAGCAAAACTTGGCAGACTTTTTCAAAGACAAAGAATCTGAAATGGAAAAAACTGGAAAAAATGAATACGTTTTAACACAAGACGAAGTTGAAAATTTTAGTCCATCCGAAATTGAAAAATCATTTAATGAACCAATGGAAGATGAAGACGACATTTTATTAAACAGATATAATTCTTAAATTATAAGGTCACAATCTGTGACCTTATAATACTTTTTTTGACATTCAACATTTGACAATACATTTACTTACTCTTATAATTTCAATACATAAACCTTTAATTTTTATTTACAAATGGCGACAAATTCATTAGACGCGGTACTAGCACAGTACGAAAAATCACAAAGTAGTTCAAACACTACAACAAAAATGTCTTCAGAAGACCGAATGAAAAAATATTTTGCGGCACTTCTAAAAGACAATGAAAAACAAGGACAGAGACGAGTTCGTATTCTTCCTACAACAGACGGATCTTCACCTTTTAAAGAGGTATGGTTTCACGAAATTCAAGTAGACGGAAAGTGGCAAAAGTTTTATGATCCGGCTAAAAACGACAACGAACGTTCACCACTTAACGAAGTTTATGAAGAACTTATGTCAACAGGAAAAGAATCCGACAAAGAACTTGCTAAACAATACAAGGCTCGTAAGTTTTACATTGTAAAAGTTATTGACCGAGACAACGAGCAAGATGGAGTTAAATTTTGGAGATTCAAACATAACTACAAACAAGAAGGAATCTTAGACAAAGTTATTCCAATTTGGAAAGCAAAAGGAGATATCACAGACCCAACAACAGGACGAGATCTAATTTTGGAACTAACCAAAGCCAAAACACCAAAAGGAGCATTTTACACAGTTATTCAAACTGTAATGTATGATGACCCATCACCAATTTCTAAAGATGAAGATCAATTAACAGAATGGGTTTCAGATGAAATGACATGGGAAGACGTTTATTCAAAAAAACCTGTTGAATATCTTGAAGCAATCGCAAGAGGAGAAACTCCACGTTGGGATTCAGAAAAAGGTGGATATGTTTATTCTAATGATGAAACAGCAGAACTTTCTATGGGAGGTTCATCTAAAACAAAATCCATCAATGAGATCGAAGATCCGCAGATGTCAGATGAAGTAGACGGAGATTTACCTTTCTAATTTAATTAAAGAAAATTTTAACGGGAGCAGTTTATTGTTCCCGTTTTTTTATCTATATTTTTAAAAAAAAGATTATGAATTCATTTATTGCAGAAAAATTAAAAGAAGCCCTTATAAAAAAATATGAGGCAGAAATCGCAGATGCTGAAGCAAGACTATATGTTTATTTTACAAATTCGGTTGGAATTGGAGAACATCCACAACACACCGAAGAAATGGATAATTTAGTTGAACAACTAACAAATGCTAATGACAAATTAGAAACAATTAAAAACTTTAAAATTTACGATCTATAATGGCGCTTAAAAAAAATGATTTTAGTTCGTTAAAGAAAAAGTTTTCTTCGGACGCAAAATACAAACCACAAAGATTTTTTGATCTTGGTCCTGATTTCTTGGATGCGGTTGGTTTACCTGGACCCGCAATAGGACACCTTAACATGTATTTAGGTCATTCAGACACAGGAAAAACAACAGCATTGGTTAAAACGGCCGTGGATGCCCAAAAGAAAGGTATTTTACCTGTGTTTATTATTACAGAACAAAAATGGTCTTTTGAACATGCTAAACTTATGGGATTTGAATGTGAAGAAGTTGTTGATGAAGAAACAGGTGAATTAACTTGGGATGGATTCTTTTTGTTTAATAATAACTTTAGTTATATTGAACAAATTACTGACTATATTAATGATCTATTGGATGCGCAAGAAAAAGGTGAATTAGATTATTCACTTTGTATTATGTGGGATTCAGTTGGGAGCGTTCCTTGTAAAATGACTTTTGAAGGTCGTGGAGGAAAACAACACAATGCGGCGGCGTTGGCAGATAAAATTGGTATGGGTATTAACCAACGTATTTCAGGATCTCGTAAGTCAGATTCTAAACATGAAAATACTTTGATTATTGTAAATCAACCTTGGGTAGAATTACCCGATAATCCATTTGGTCAACCTAAGATCAAGGCAAAAGGTGGTGAGGCAATTTGGTTAAACTCTTCTTTAGTATTTTTGTTTGGTAATCAAAAAGGTGCAGGAACAACAAAGATTACCGCAACTAAAGATAAACGAACAATTAAATTTGCATCAAGAACAAAAATTTCTGTAATGAAAAACCATATTAATGGGTTAGGATATGATGATGGTAAAATTATCGTAACACCACACGGATTTATTGCGGGTAAAGATAGTTCTGAAGAAAAAACAAATATTGAAAAATATAAGAAAGAATATGCTGATTACTGGAAAGATGTGATTGGAGTTGAAGGTGATTTTGACTTGAAAGAAGAAAGAGAAGAAATAGAGTAGTAATTTTTAATAAATAAAAAATTGTCAAAAACATTATTAGTTGATGGAAATAACTTACTAAAAGTTGGATTCCACGGAGTTAGAGATTTTTACCATAAAGGTAATCATGTTGGCGGCATTTGGCATTTTTTAAATACTCTTAGAAAATTTTTAGATGAACATAATTACAATAAAGTTGTTGTTTTTTGGGATTCTAAAACA